ACAAAGGGCGAGCCGAACAAGTAATGAACCTAATCGAAACCACCATCGTCGGGAGCGTTGCAGCAATCGTCGGTGGAGCGGTCGCTTGGTTCACCAAGGGCCGTGTCGAATCGGACTCCCTGCAAGTTCGTCAGGCCCAAGCGGTCCTCGCTATGTGGCAGGCTACCAGCGAGTCCCAAAACAAGGAATTAACACAACTTCGCAATGAGGTCGTAAGTTTGCGTCAACGACTTGAGGAAATGGAACATACCATCCACGCCCTCCAAGCCGAGAATGCCAAACTTAAAACCCTCGTATGAAAGTAACCAAGCATTCCAAAAACGTCCACGCCATCGAGTGCGGACGGACCCAAGAATTTCTTTTGCTCTCCGACCTGCACTGGGACAACCCCAAGTGCGACAGGGCATTGCTTACCAACCACCTCGAAGAAGCAAAACGCAGGGGTGCGAAAGTCCTCGTAAATGGGGACTTTTTTTGTTTAATGCAAGGCAAAGGCGACCCTCGCAGGTCCAAGGACGACATCCGACCCGAACACAACAACGGGCGTTACTTGGATTCCATCGTTGACACGGCAGTCGAATGGTTCAAGCCATACGCAGACATCTTGCTGGTCCTCGGCTACGGGAACCACGAAACATCAATAATTCAGCACCAAGAAACGGACATCCTACTTCGATTTGCTACAATCCTCAACCACACCTGCAAGACCGACGTTCAGGTAGGAGGCTATGGCGGTGTTATTGATTTCAAGATGCAGTACGACGACATCCGTTCGTGCAATTTTATTACTCATTACTATCACGGCTCCGGGGGCGGTGGACCCGTAACAAAGGGAGTCATCCAAGACCAGCGTATCCTTGCAAGCATTGAAGGCTACGACTGCACATGGCAGGGCCACGTTCACGAATTATACTACCATCAAAATATAATTCACCGCTATGACCGCTCAACCAAAACTCTCATTCAAAAATCTATTCATCAAGTGCGCACGGCAACGTACAAAGAAGAATGGGCAGGAGGCTACATGGGCTTTCACGTTGAGCGTGGAAGAGGCCCGAAGCCTTTGGGTGGATATTGGATGACTCTTGAAGCAGGACGCTTTGCGGGCAAGGACCGCAGAGGTCCCGAATTACAGGTCTTTGCTTCCTTCTCCCCCTGCGACAGGTTCTACACCGGCAGCGGTCAGGTATAGGTAGCCGTACTCTTTCTCTGCATTAAACTGGGGGCAGGCCTTGGTAACACCGGGGAAGTCCCTGTGTCCGCATATCCTTGCGGTAGGGTACTTCTTAAGCCAATCCAGCAGCACCACGGCAATCGCTTGACGCTGGCCGATAGTTCGGTCGTCTTTGTCTTTGCCTCCGATATAACTCACGTGAAGGCTCGTAGCGTTGTGTCCCTGCACTCCGTTGGTGATGGCACTATCAGGAGCCAAGACCGTTACGTTCCCGGTTGAGTCTATAATCTTGTGATACCCCACCGACTTCCATCCAAGGGCCTCCTTCCAATGCTTGCGGATGGATGCGATGGTCGTGTTCTTCGGGGTGGCCGTGCAATGGACGACGAGGTGGGTGATGGTTCTCATTCTTCGGGGTTTAGTTTGTGAAAGTAGTTGACCGCAACAGGGTCGGCAACATCGGGACCGCTGGATAGGTTGACCTCGTTGTGGGTCGCCCATTGAGCCATAGCAGGATCGTATCCGAGTAACTCGCAACACTTGCGGTATTCAAGCAGGAGGGCGTGGTTGCCTTCAAGATCAGCATTGTCAATGGCTATCATGAGCCGTTCCAAGGCGTTGGTCAGGGCCTTGGCAGGTCGGAGGGAGTGGTATTCGTGCATGGGTTAGGTTTGTACAAATGTATGGAAATAGGCCCAAATCGCAATAAAACGGGGGATGAATAATTTTTTTGCTACGAGGTGGCACAAAATGGATTTGACTGCATTATCTTTGCTTTACAAACCAAACCTCAAAACCATGAACAACCAAACCCAAGCCAAACTCAAAGCAGCCCTCACAACAGGCTACATTCTGCTGGCAACCATGACCGGCATCGCCTTCTTCGGAAGGTTCCTATTCGCACTCCTAACCAACTAAACCCAAACCAAACCTCAAAGCCATGACAATAGTGCCCAACAAGTTAACCCCTGAGCAACTCGCCAAGATTACCGAGCCTCTACCACCCGAAGCCATTGCACCACATCCAACCAAAGACAACCTCTCAACAATCAAGGGAATCTTCGTAACCGAGCGACTAAACCAAGTCTTTGGTGTTGGTGCTTGGTCAGTTAAGACCGACCTGTTAAGCCCCATTGCATCAGCCACAAGGACAACAAAATTCGGCAAAGAAAGAACCGAATACACGGCAGTCTTAAAGACCATCTTCACGGTTCCCGAATACGCAATCTACTACGAGTGCATCGCTTCGTCTATGAACGACGACCCCGGTGATGCAGCGAAGGGAGCGACCACCGATGCCATCACCAAAATCGCTTCTTGGATTGGGATTGGGATTGATGTGTACAAGGGCAAGCACGGAGCAGCCCCCAAGCCTGCCAACGCCAATTTGCTGGACCTCAACGACAAACTCGGACTGGTCCCTTCCTACGACGAGTTGACCACCGCAACGCTAAAGGCTGATTTCCTTGCACTCGTGAAGAAACTCCCAGCCGAGCAGCAGGCGAAGTTCATGAAGGACATCGACCACATGACCCCTGCACGCTTCGAGAAAGGCATCCAATTCATCCAAAACCAACTTGCAAGACCATGAACCTACTTGAAAAAATGAATGCAGACGAGTTTAAGAAACTCCTTGAGTACAAAGAGAAGTACCCGGCCCTTGGCGAGGATTTAATCCAAGAATTAACCGTTAAATCCTTTCCAATTCAACTGACCTTGGGAGATTGCGTCATGCTTTCAACGGCACTCGATGCCCCTTGGGGAGGCTCTATCCACGACATCTTCCAAACTTTCAAATCCAAACCATGAACCTACTCGAACAAATGAACGCTGAAGAGTTTCGGAAACTCCTTGAGTTCAAAGAAAAATTTCCGACCATTGGCCTTGACTTGGTCAAAGCCTTGACCGAGAAAACCCTTCCAATCCAACTGACCTTAGGGGAGTGCATCGACCTCTCTAACGCAGTCGGAATCCATTACGGGCAGTATTGCAACCAAATCTTTGACGCTTTTAAATCCAGACCATGATTCACCCAACTCTCATCACAATACCAAAGGCTGATATCTGCAAGGCAGAAATCGCCCAAATCGCCCAGCAACTGACCGACCGAATCAATGATGGTGAGGTCAATCCGGTGGAGGCCCATATCAAACTCAAGGCCATCGTCAAGGCTCTTGAAGCAACCATCAAGGCCACCGAGCAGACCGTAGCCGACGAAGCCGGCAAGCACGGCAAGACCTTCTCCGCCTTCGGAGCAGAGATTACCCTGAAGGAAGGGAGCCTGACCCCGAACTACGAGGAAGACGAAGTGTATGCCGACCTCAAAGCACAACTCAAAGCGAGGGAGGAACTGCTGAAGATTGCCTTTCGGCAAGCCGGGAAGACCGCTATCTTTGACGAGTCCACGGGCGAGCAGGTTCCAGTCTGCACCGCCAAGGCCACCAAAGCGTCCATAGCCGTATCGTTCCGATGAAGCAAGTAATCAACACCATCAAGGCTTTGCGTCTATTATCGCAGAAGCCTCTCAGAGCCTCTCAGTTGCAAGATATTCTTGGGACAAGCAAAGGGGCCACCTACCGAATCATAAGGGATTTACGGGCCTCAGGAGAGGTCGTAGAGAAAAACCTTTGCACTTACTCAATTAAAACCAAAACCCAAAACCCACAATCATGAGCAGTTACACTCCCCAACCCAACACCTTCACTTTATTCGCCAACGACAAAGGCGACAACCCGAAACGCCCGGATTACCGAGGCGATGCGGTCCTTCCTGACGGAACCAAGATGAAACTTTCCTGCTGGCTCAAAGAAGCAGCCAACGGCAAGAAGTTCCTGTCAGGCAAAATGGAGCCTATGCAAGAGCAAGAAAATTCACAAAAACAAGGCTCGGACCTGCCTTTTTAGTGTAAATTTGCAGGCATACTACATTTACAATTAAACGCATCCGCTTGTAATTCCGGCCAAGCAGGTGTTAGACAAAAGGGTTCCTCCACTTAACCCTGCCCTCAACTGCCGGAATCAGTTGGGGGCTTTTTTTTTACCATGGAAAATAGTTGGTACAAACACTCCCCAAGCGATTGGCTCGCAGGCCGAATCAGTCGCAAATCCTTTGAAGTCCAAGGGGCCTTCATCCACATTTGTCAACTCTACTGGGTCAAGCACGGGCAGTTTACGGCCCATCAAGCAAGCCTTGAGATAGGCAAAGACCTCCTTCAAAAACTGATTGAGTCCGAAATAATTAAGACCGAAGGCGATGAAATCCGCATCGACTTCCTTGATTTGCAGATGGAGGGCCTTAACAGGTTAAGCGAAAGAAGGAGGGAGGCAGGTCGTAAAGGAGGTGAAATAAAGAGCCAAGCAAGTGCTAAGCAAACCGAAGCAAGTGCTAAGCAAACTGAAGCAAGTGCTAAGCAAAACCAAGCAAGTGCTAAGCAAATGGAAGCAGATAAGATAAGATTAGATAAGATAAGAATAGAAGAGATAACAAACAAAGAAGAGATTAAGAACACTTGTGCAATCTTTGACCAATTTTGGGCTATCTATCCACGGAAGACCGGGAAGCAGGCAGCGTCAAAATCCTTTGCAAAGTTGTCCAATGCAGACCAACAGAAAGCCATGAACAACATCGCAAGGCTCTACTCTCAAACACCCGTGCAGTTTGTTCCTCACCCTTCCACCTACCTCAACGGCAAACGATGGGAGGACCAAGCCATCCAACGTACACCTAACTTCGCCTACTCAAACCTAACCCAAGATGATGAACCCCTACCAATTGTCCGCTGAGCGAAAACTGCTCGGATGCCTAATGGACAAGTTCGTAAACCGAACTATCCTCCTGACCCAAATCCCGGAACGCCTGTTCACAGGCAACAACGTACTGCTCTACCGGGCCATCGAGTCGCTCCACAAAGCAGAGCGAGAGGTGGATGTCGTTACCGTTTACAAACACCTCGCAGACCAAGGTCAAGCCCATGTCCTGCTCGAAGGCATTGACCCCGAAGCAGGGCTTGTCAGCAATTGGAAGACCTACGCATCCGACCTTCACGACCTTTGGAAGGAACGTGAGGAAGCGAGAATCATGGAAGAACTGGCCCATGACCGGGACATACCCAAGGCATTCCAACGCTATCAGTCCATTCAAGCGGTTGAGTCAAGTGCGTCCGAATCATCGGCCCATGAACTGGCAAAGGACTTTCTTGTCAACATGAACGAGGTCCGGGAAGGCAGACGCAAGGACCAAATCTACCCGACCTTAATCCGACCGCTCGACAACATCTGCACCGGGTTTAAGCCCTCCGAGTTCATCCTCGTGGGTGGTCGTCCCGCAATGGGTAAGACCCTACTTGCTCTGCAAATAGCTATGAACCAAGCAATGGCCGAGATTCCCGTCGTGTTCTTTACGATGGAGATGTCTGCTGACCAACTGACCCAGCGGATGCTTTCCAACCTCGGAACGATGGACGGCTCTGCATTCCTCAAGCCCGACGAGCGAATCAGCACCGAGCAGTACCTGACCTTGGCCCAAAAGGCCGACCAACTCAAAGGGAAGCCTCTCTACATCGTTGACCTGCACCAAGCAAACCTTGACCGAATCGAAGGCGAGATAGCAAAACTCAAGGCCAAATTCGGAATCGTTGGTTTCTACCTTGACTACCTGCAACTCGTAGAACCTGCGAAGATTGATAAGCCCAAGCCCAAGATTGAGCAGATGACCAATATCAGCAAGCAACTCAAGGCAATCTGCAAACGCCAAAAGGTCTTTGGGGTCGTGGTTTCTTCGCTCTCAAGAGCAACGGAAGGCAGGGCCGACCATCGGCCCATTATGTCCGACCTTCGGGAAACAGGGCAACTGGAGTTCGATGCTGATAAAATTGCCTTCGTTTATCGACCCTACGAACACGACAAGAACGCAGAGCAGGACCTGATGGAGGTCATCTTCCGAAAGAACAGGAACGGTAGCCTTGGAATCGCCCAAGTCCAATGCCAACTGCCATACACCAAAGCAAACGAATATCCGCTATGACCCCCGAATACACCCTGCAAGCCGCCTGCGTCAAGTTGTTCAAACTCTTGAAGCCCCACGAAGAAGGGCGGTTGTTCCTGAACCTCAACAACCCTCGAAGCCGAACCAACGGTCATTTTCTCAAGGGCATCGGCCTGACCGCTGGGGTTGCAGACATGACCTACCTATCCGACAACGGGGCAATCTTCCTTGAGTTCAAAGCCAATAAGGGCAAGCAGTCGCTCTCGCAGAAGTGGTGGCAGGGAGTGGTTCAAGAGGCAGGGTATCGATACGAGGTAATCAGGAGCGTTGAGGATTTTCAAAGAATAATTACTCAACTATGATAATCATACAAATTTCAAACGAACAAAGGGCAAGAGCCAAGGAGTTGTACGAATTTAACGTTTTGAACAACTCAATCACAGAAGGGAAAAGCAACATTTACGGAGCGATTGGAGAAATAATTGTTTATGATTATTACAAAAACAAGGGTTTGGATATAAATAATAAAATTATAGGAGAGGATATATATCATTACGACTTAATTATTAGTGATTTTAAAGTTGATATAAAAACCAAAAAAACAACCGTTTATCCTGAACCGCATTTTTTGTGCAGTATTTCAAACCATAATATAAATCAAGAATGCGACTTCTATTTTTTTGTTAGGGTGCTAAAGGATATGCAAATCGGGTTTTTGTTGGGCTATAAATCAAAAGAGGACTTTTTCAAAAACGCTAAATTCAATACAAAAGGAAGCACCGATATAAATGGGTGGGTTTTTAAGGGCGATTGCTGGAACCTTCAAGTCAAAGATTTAGATAAGTTAAAAAATTAGCAGAGATTATATTCGTTGAATAAGTGTGTATATTTGTGCTTTACGCAAAAGCATACAATGAATGAGAAATCGGTCAATAAGCACCATTATCGGGTATAATGAATGATGAATCATACCGCTTTAG